CCCGGGGAGCGGGGGCCATAGCCGATGTAGCGCTTGAGCGCGTCTTCGAATTCGTTCACCGTCTCCGTCGCCCAATCACCCTGGGCATCGGCCGGCGGCTCGGTCACCAGGAGCATGCGGACGGCCTTCCTGACCATGCCCGGCGCCTCGACCTTCATCACCTTCTCGCGCACCGGCGCCTTGCCGGCCACGAGGCCAGTCTCGGATATCCGGATCACCATGCGCGTGAACACGTTGCGCTGCAGCGGCCAGCGGTCCCCGATGCGCTGCGCGTACTTCTCATAGGCCTTGTAGGCCTGCGCGCAGGAGCAGCTGCGATACGGCAGATCGAGCTCGCCGCTGGCCCACTCGATCCAGAAGCGCTCCGGGCTTTTGCGATTGAGGTCGATCAGGTCCAGCTTCGCTTCTGTCAAGGGAGCGGGTGCGTACTGATCGAAGTCGCCGGTTGGATACTCCAACAGGTACTGGAAGAAGGCCGGCACGCCGCCGGCTTGCTGCCACGCCTTGAGCTTCAGGTAGAAGTCACGCTCGCGCATGCGTGGCGTGTAGATCACAAGGTACCGGCGATCGCTGTTGTCCAACGCGAGCGGCTGAAGCTCGTTGGACAGGAAGGCGATGTTGATGTGGTTCGCTTCCTCGCGCCGCGGCAAGTTCTTCGGGTTGATCTGCACCGTGGGCGACGTGATCAACGCCTTCAGCCGGTTCTTGTTGTGGACCAGCTCCTGCCGGCTGGAGACCTCGTCGCCCACGATGAACAGCTTGCGCGAGCGCCAATCATTGAACTTGTCCTCGAGCTCGTCTTGGCCAACCAGCGCACCGTATTCGCCGTAGATCTCCACTAGGCGATCGAACAGGAAGTTTTTGCCGGCGCCCTCGTCGCCGTGCATGATCACCGCGGTGCGCAGCTTCGCGCCGACGTGCTGCAGCGGATACGCCATCCAGCAAAGCAGCCAATGCATGATCTCGTCGCACTCGTCGGCATCCGAGCTCGCGCGGCTGGTGAGGAACCGGATTAACTCCAGCATGGGCTGCACTTCGCCCTCGCGCGGCTCCATCTTGAAGCCGCCGAATAGGTTCACGCAGTGCTCGCCGCACGTTTCGGTCGGGTCAAAGACCACGTCCGACGGCATCACGGTGCGGCGCCGCTCATGGGCCTTCCAGATCTTCACGAAGTCGCTGCCATGGGCGTGCGCCATGTTGCTGATCTTCATGATCAACCGGTTCTGGCCGTCCCAGACCGTGTCCGTGCCGTAGATCAGCGCGAAATTTTCGAGCAGGAAGTTCACCTGCCCCCAGTCGATCGTCTTCTCCGGCTTCTTGGGTTTCGCGCCCCCTTTCCCGCTGGATTGCGCATCAGCGCCCTCAGGGGGAATGGGGGGCGCAGCGCTCGATACGTCGGACCGCCGCTTCGCGCCGCTGCGCTTGCCGGCCGTGATGTCCACAACCTTGCTGCCGGCGGCCTGGTCGTCGGGCACGGGAGCCTGGTCGACGTGGTCGCTATCGGCCAATCCGAACCCCCTTCTCGATCGAACCGATCACACCCAGCAACTGCTGGCCGACGGCGTCGAGGCCCTGTCGCAGGTGCAAGTCGTTGAAATCGGTGTCCTTCTCCTCACGCGTGTCCGGATTGAATACTGGCCACACGATGTCGCAGTGCGGCGTGGTCTTGGCCGCCGCTTTTGCTTTGCGCCGGCCGGGGTTCGGTCCCTCGTGGTCTTCGCTCTTCCAGTCGTCGTCGGCGCACACCAGGAAGTGCGTGCGCGGATACAGTGGCCGAAGAATTTCGATCGCCCAAGCCAGGTTGTAGGCGTCCAGGGCTACGAACACGGGCCAGCGACGGCCGGTTGCCATGCGAATCGACAGGCCCGTGGCGTACCCCTCGCAGACCATGGCCAATGCCGTTGCGTCATCGATCTCGCCGAGACGCACGGAGCAGCCGGTCTTCGCGAACCCCTTTGTGAACAGCTTGAATCCGTCCGGCTGGATACGCTGCACGGCGCGCAGCGCCTCCTCTCTCGGCTTGTCGTAACGCAGGAGCGGAATGACGACAGTGCCGTCGGCGAGATAGCGGCAGGCTTCTCCCTCGACGCCCTTTCGTTCCAGGTACGGCGATCGGCCGACGCGGCTTGCGCGCGCCCATACATCCGCCGCGCTCATCGCGGCCAGCTGCGCGGCTTCGTCCTTCGCCTGGCGCGCGCGCGCAGCCGCGGCCTCGTGCTCGCGGCGCATGCGCTCGCGCTCCTCCGCGGAGATCTCCTTCCAGTCGACGTCGACCTTCTGCTCGCTTCCGCCGTGCTTGTACGTGCCGAACTTGCCGACGACGTATTCCTTGCCGTCGCGACGGCGAAACACCTGCAGCCAGTACCACCACTTTCCCTTCACGCCGCACGTCTTGCGCTTGGGTGTGGGGATATGCAGCGGAAGGTCGTTGTCGCGGAACTCCACACCGAAGGCCCGCATCTGGTCAACCACGCTCGCGTAGTTCTCCATCAGCTTTGGAGACGCTCGATCTGTGAGGCCAATGCCTGCAGCGACTTCACCGACGTCACGAAGTCGCGCTGCAGCTGCTCCTTCTTGTCCTGGGGCTCGATGGGGCGCGCGTCGTCATAGGCCAAGTCCCGCAGCAGCCAATTAATGCCGGCGTACGAGCCTTTCTCGCGCGCCATCTTCAGCAGCATGCGTAGCCGCTCCGGGTCAAGGCGCTCGGGACGCAGCTCGTTCAGGCAATCCAGCAGCAGCCGGTGCGCCGCGTCAGGCGTCTTGTGCGGCCACAGCTTGGCCGCGACCACCTTCGGGCCACCGCACGCCTGGATGTCCTCGCGCAGGGCGTCTTCCCACGTTTCGTGGAACACAGTGAGTTGCATAGGCCCCTCCAGGGCTCGTTGTGCTTGCGATGGGGGCGTTCCGAAACGATCCGAAAAAAACTTGGCCTCCCACGGCCGGGCTCGGAACGCCTTCGTAACGGTTTCGCGAGGGAAAAAAAGAGACTGCCGGCCATGAGCCGACGTCCCGAAACCCACCCTGTGGAGCGCGATCAATGCACCGAGCGGTGGCGCAGGCGCGCGCCTGGCGTGATTCGCAGATATCGGCCATTGCACCGGGGTGCTGACGCGCGAGCCTCATGTCCGTACTTCGTTCGCGGCCAGCTCGGGCCAGATCTCGTTGAAATCGTCCGGGAACAGCTGCTTGCGAGTAGCCACGCCGAGCTTTTCAGCGCGCACGGCGAGGCGGATCAGCGGCCCGTCGGGGATGCGGCCGGACTCCTTCCAGCCGGAGACCGATGGGGGCCTGAGCCGGACGTGCCTGGCTACCGCGTTGGTCCCGCCGAGGTCCTCGATGAACTTCGCGACGTCGAAAGGTGTGCCCATGTGTTAGGTGTACCTAAGAGCGCGCATTGTAGGAGCACCTAATAAAGTGAGCAATAGGATTCGCGAATGCCCAGCAGCACCCTGCAAGATCGGATCCTTGAGCTCGCGCGCGAGCGCGAGCTCAAGCGAGGCTGGCAGGCGTCGCTGGCGCGCCATTGCCACGTCGCTCCGGCTTCGGTTGCGGATTGGGCGAGCGGCAAGACCAAGACGCTCAAGGGCGAGACGCTGTTGCTGGCTGCCGACTTCTTTCGGTGTAACCCGAAATGGCTAGAGAGCGGCCGCGGTCACAAATTCGAGACCGGCAGCGACACCGTCGTCGCGGAGGCGCCCCCCGCGCCGTACCAGGCCCCGCCGGCGCCTCCAGCTGCGCGCAGCGGCACCCGGACCGACTACCGCGTGGTCATCCACAGCCTGCTAGCAGCCGTGGAGCAGACCGGCCAAACCATGAGCGTGCGCGAATTTGTGGACAGGGCAGACGAGATCTACCGGAACCTGTCGCGGCCTTAGGCGGCTAGGGGCTGACCGTGGGCTGCCGGCGACAATGGCGCGCTATGCCAGACTCTCAGATCGAGGTGCACGGCAGCCACAACATCGTCGCTGGTCACGTGCACCTTCACCTGCTGCCAAAGCCGTCGCTCCGAGGCAACGTGAGTCGCGCCCGGGCATGGACCGCGGCTGGCATCGGCGCGATTGCGGGCGCGTCTGCGGCACTTTGCCACGCGTACCCCTTCCGGTTGGCTTGCGTATTGCTGACCTTTGCCATAACACTGTGTTTCATTCTCAGAGGAGGAAACGCAGATGACGGACAGGGAGGTGGATCCGCACCTGGCTGACAAGCTGGCAACACAGCTCAGCCAAGACAAGGCGCGACAGAACACGCAGCCGGCGACCCCGCAGATCGTGGTCAATGGCAACAACAATGTATTCGCCTGGGGGGGCACAGTGCACGTAGGAGAGTCCGGCCCGGCACCAGTTCGCGAGTAGTCCATGATCCATCGCACACGCACGGGAGGACAACATGCGCAAGTGGCCCCTTCTCTTGGTGTTCGCCGCCGCGACCGCGGTCGCTGGCACGCCCGCCACGCCCTTCGACGCCACCGCGGACAGTGTTCCGAAAGGATTTCGCGGCCTAGACTGCGCCGCCATCGTGAAGGCCATCAAGCACCAGGCGCCGGCGAAGGACGAATTCGAGAGCACGGATGCTTACAAAGCGCGGATCGCGGCGGTCTCGTCGGCCACGCTGGCTCCCGGTCTCACGCTGGGTGACGTCCTGGCCATTCGCGTCGATCCGCGCGCCGTCTCGATGGAATTCGACGCCGACCAACAGGAAGCGACGTTCTCGATCGACCGGTCGAACCTGGTGCTCGCCTTCTCCGCGGACAAGCAGCAGCTGGTTCCGATGGTGATCGCGAGCCAGCGCGTCGTGCAGCGTCGGAGCTACGTGGGCGGCAACGCGTTCGGCGCGCGGACAACGGTCTCCGCGTCCACGTCCACTGGGTGCGGAGTGGCGATGGCGAACGAGGCAACGAATCGGATGGACTACTTCACCCGCGCGTACGCGAAGCTCGACCCGGAGACCGCGCGGGCAGAGAAGGGGCATGTCGCCGCCATTCTTGTCGGAAAGCCGGCAGCGCCGTTCTATGGCAGCTTCACGCGATACAGCGGCGCGACCATCGACTTTCCTCTCGAGTCGTCGATCGATGGCGACGCGATCTTCCTGGATTTGACCATCCTGTATTACGACCAGAGGACCGGGAGGGTCCTCGCCCGCACGTCCAAGTAGTCGAATCGGCGCCCCGGGCGGGGCTTCCGACGAACGGTCAATCAACTTTGTTAGGCGCACCTATTGACACAGCAGATTAGGCGCACCTAATATCCGTCCACTTCCTTTGGAGGTGGACGAATGCAATCCAGTGAACTAGCCCCCCAGCCCGCGCACGGCGCCCTCACGCTGGTCCCGGTCTCGCCGGCGATCGCCAAGCTTCTCCACGAGCTCCAGGGCCAGATCATTCGCGAGGCGACCGACGCCGCGGCCGTGCTCCCGCCCGGCGCTGTGGTCATCCTGCCTTCGCCCGCCGAGCGCGCGAGCTCGCACATCCTGCATAGCGAAGGCCGCGGCTTTCGCTGCTTGGACGTTACCTTCGCCGACGGGTGCTCGATGCACCTGCAGACGCCCTGCTGTGCTGACCCGGAGTGGGGATCAAGCAGGCCTGGGCGCTGGTACGGCCGCGAGGAACGGCGCGACACCTCTGGCAGCCGCTGGGAGCACTTTCTCCCCGATTACCACGTGATGGACGACTTCGGCGCGCTGGTGCCGATGGGTGGTGCGCAATGAGCGACCACCGTCTTCACTACATGGACCTGCAGGGTGCGCCTGCTCGCGCGCAGAAGGAAGAGGCTCCGCAGCCCCCGACCTGGATGCTGGTCGTCCTGGCGCTTCTCGTGCTCGCCGTGCAGCTGCTCTTCGCGATCTTCCCGCCCCTGCCCACGGTGGTCGTCACGCCGGTCCGCACGCCCGAGGCGCAGGCCTTCGAGATCCCGCCGGTCACGCCGGAAGAAGCCCGCATCGAGGGCTTTCGCGCCGGCATGGCCACCGCGGCCGAAAACGGGTGCGCGGTGTATCTGACGCCGCCCATCGCCACCGAGCACTGAGCGCGATGCGCCCCGAGCCGACCGACGAAGAAATGCGCCGCGCGTGGACCCGCTGCAAGCGCGAGACATGGCCAGCCACGTTCGAAGAAGCCATGGCGGATCCGACGCTCTCGCGCCTGGTGCGCATCACCGCGATGCACCCGCCGCGCGCGCACCGCGTGCGCGCCGTCGAACCGGTGCGGCCCGAGCCGGCACAGCGCCCGCTTCCGCTTCCCGGCATCGCGCCGGGTTACGTCGATCGCAAGCGCGCAGCCGCTGGCGATCGCGATGACTGACCTTTTCCCCCTCAACGACCCACCGGAGGATCCTCATGGGACATAGCGCATTCGGCGCCGAGGCGCGCCGACCGATCCATCACCGACGCCCGAGCAGCTGGCCGTTCAAGGCGCCGATCGCCGAGCACGTCGCCGTCACCGAGCAAGGCGTCGGCGTTCCGCGCCGGCAGGAAGTGGTGTTCGCCGACGGCACTTCGATCTGGCTGCACCGCGTCGAGCACCAGGGGATCCCGCAGCTGTTCTTGCGCGACGTCGGCGGCCCCTCGGCCGGCGCCACGGTGGATCTGCGCCGCCTGGTGCCGGAGCTCGCGACGGACCTGCCCGTGGCCAGCACGCGCGACGTGCCGGGCCTGGTGCACTTCTCGCTGCGGGGCCGGTTCCAGAGCGCGCAGCAGCTGCTGGATGCGATCGGCGAGCCTGGGAGGCTCGTGTGAGCCAAGACGGGCCCGAGGACGACCAGGACGGAGTGCAACAGCGCACCGTCAGCGCATCCGATTCCGAGCCCGTGCGCACCGCCGCTCCGAACAGCGTGTTCGCCCTCGGAGGCGCCGTCGCTTCCGGCGATCGCGCGATCGAGCCCGACCCGCCGGAGCAGTTTGTGCCGGCGTCTACGTCCATCCCACAACCACCGCAACCGGAAGAGGAGAAACCTATGCCCCGCAACGCCCGGCGCACGCGCCGCAAGCCCATCCCGATGATCCTGCAGCTGCTCGCCGGCGGCGAGCTGCCGAAGAAGGACATCGGCGAGAAGTTGGAACTCGCCGCCTCGGTTCTGTACAAGAACCTCGGCAAGCTGAAGGACGACGGGCTCGTCGCCTTGATCGGCGACAACTACCGCATCACGAAGGCCGGGCGCGAAGCGCTGGGCAGCGATGCGACCGAAGCGAAGCCCGATCGCAGGCGTGGCGCGGCCGGCCGGCGCAGCTCTGCCCACAAGCGCATGCGCCGCGCCGCGCGCGCGCAGGCGAGCGAAGTGGATACGTCGCAAAACGAGGCGAAGGAAACGGCCGAGGCAACGTTCCGCTGCGCCGTCATGAGCGACGGCTGCTTCTTCATCACCAAGGAAGGCGTCTCGCTCGAGCTCAACGCCGAGGAGCACGCGCAAATGCTGCACTACCTCGAGCGCATGGCCGAAGCAGCCTCCGCCTGACGTCCACCCAATTCGGAGAAATCAATGACCAAGAAGCTACAGGACGTGCTGATCGGCCGCCGTATCCAGATCAACGAAGGCGCGCCCTTTGCCGGCGAGAACGGCGTCATCGAGCGCAACGTGAAGGGCGGTCTTTACGAGGTGAAGCTGGCAAACCACGAAGAGCCGTGGCAGTTCGCCCTCGGCGATTTCACCGTCCTGCACGATGAAGTCGCCGCCGGCGCCCCCAGCGAACTGGTGCACGCAGACCCGTACCTGGTCGCTTTCAGCCTCACGAACCCGCGCAAGCGCAAGGGCCTGGACGTCGAGAGCCTGAGCGCGCTGGCCAGCAACATCAAGGCGCTGGGACTCGCGCAGCCGATCCTCGTGCGGCCGTTGCCCGGATCGCGTACGGCGGACACGTTCCAGGACCGCGAGGAAGGCAGGCCCCTGCCGCAATACGAGCTGGTCTGCGGAGAGCGCCGCCTGCGCGCGAGCCGCCTCGCCGGCCTGGAGAAGATCCCGATGCTCGTTCGCGGCCTGGACGACCAGCAGGCGCTGGAGCTGCAGCTGGTGGAGAACATCGAGCGGGAGGACCTGGATCCGATCGAGGAGGCCGAGGGGTTCGAGCTGCTGCGCGAAAGGCTCGGATACAGCGTGGAACAGATCGCGGAGCACATCGCCAAGGGCAAGGGCAAGGACTACGTCTACAAGACGCTGAAGCTGCTGGCCCTCACGCCCGAGAGCCGCGACGCGATGTCCGAAGGGCACCTGGGGCGCTCCACCGGTCTGCTGGTGGCGCGCTATCCCGCCGCGCAGCAAGCCGACGTGGTCGCCTTCATCAAGAGCCAAGCCGTCAACGGCGAGCCGGCGCCCTTCCGCGAGATCTCGCCCAAGGTCTTCATGCGCTTCAACCTGGACCTGCGCAAGGCCGTCTGGCCGATCGCGGATGCCACCCTGGTGGAAGCGGCGGGTGCCTGCACGGCGTGCCCGAAGCGCACAGGCGCGCACGGCGACCTGTTCGGCGACGAGCAGGACAGCCCGGACAGCTGCACGGATCCGGACTGCTTCGAGTCGAAGCGCACCGCGCACGTGGAGCGCGTGAAGGCCGACGCGGCGAAGCAGGGGCTGAAGGTGATCGACGGAGACGAGGCGAAGGCGGCGTTCGTCAGCCCGCACAGCCCGTACATGCATGGCTTCGTGAGGTTGAGCGACACGGCATACACGCAGAAGGGCGACGACGACGTGGAGCGGGCGGTGTCCTTCGAGGACGCGCTGCGCAGCATGGGCAAGAAGGCGCCGAAGCCGCGGTTGATCATCAACCCATACACGGGCGAGGCGGTCAAGGTGATCACGGACGACCTGGCCGACAAGCTGCGGCCGGAGCCCGAGGAAACTCCTGCGTCCAGGGCGTGGCCCTTCCGGAAGGAAGCGGATGAGCGGCCCGATGACCTGCGGGCCTTGGACGACTACCAGGTGCGCCGCGCCGTCACGCTTCGCATGTTCGACGCGGTGCGCAACCGCGACCGGGCCGACGCCGAAGTTCTGCTCATGGCCAAGGCGCTGTTCGCCATTTCGGACTGGGAGCTGCCAGACACCACCACCTACATGAACTGGGACGCCGACCTCGAAGGGGTCGATTACGGCGAGCTCGAAGAGGTGGTGCTCGCCAAGCTCGATGCGCTGCCGCCGGCAGAGGTCGCTGCCGTGGCGACTATGGCCGCGATCGAAACGGCGATCCACACCATCGGCGACGGCCACGCCATCGTGCTGCAGCTCGCGCAGGCCTACGGCGTCGACGTCCTGGCGATCCGCGACAAGGTCGCCGAAGACCTGCGGCGGCAGGAAGAAAGCGCCGACGACGAACAGGAACAGGACGCCGGCGCGGAGGCGTGATGCGCTACCAACACACGCCCGAGGCCAGCAAGGGCAACGCCTTCTGCTGGGAAAGCTGGACGCCTCGCATCGTCTGGCGCACGGCGGCTCAGGAGGACGCGGGCGCCAAGCATTCGCAGGCGATCGAGGACCAACGCGCGCGCGGCATCGAGCCGGCGTTCGTGCCTCACGTGGCCGCAAGAACGAATCCGCTGCATCCGTCGCGCTTCCAGGCGCGTCGGAAGCGGCGCGCCTGAGAGGAGACCTTCGACATGGAAAACGACTTCATCGTCTGCCGCGACGGCGAGCCCTGCCGCCGGCAGCAATTCGGGCAGCAACCCGGTTCCGAGTCCGCGGCGATCGTCCGGCGGCTCGAGGCGCTGATGCGCCGCTGCCGCGAGGACGGCCACCGCCTGGTGTACCAGGACTTGGTCGAAGTCCGCGGCGCGGCTGGATGCGGGAGGACGCAATGAAGCTCCTTCGACAGCTTTTCGGGCTCAACTTCCCGGATCCCGCGGTCGACCAGATCTGGCGCAGCCGAAATTCGGGCGGCCGCATTCGAGTGGCGCGCGTGCAGGTCTCCGATCACGGGGATCTTCATATCGATGTCTGCCGCCAGTACGGCGCGGACAGCTGGACGCCGCCTGATCACTACGCGAGCGGCTTAGCGCAATGGAGGCGGCGGCTGCGCGACGAGGCTCGATCGCTCGTGCCGCCACTTGACGTCCCCAACCCGCGCCAAATGCCGCCGCGCCCGATGCCGCCGGCACCCCCTCCGATCACTGTCGGATTCGTGCGCAGGAACGGCGCGCTTCCGATCCTGGTCGACCACGATTGGACTTCAATCATCGGCGTGGTCGACGTCCTGCAGGGCGGTCTGGACTTGCGGTTCTTCCACGGCAAGGGGCCGACCGAGAAGTCGCTGTTGGAGATCTTCGGCAACGCCGGCATCCGCGTCGAACGAATGGAGGAGATCGATGGCGTCAGGCGCGTGCTCAACGCGCGCATCCTGGAATGGTCAATGCCCAAGGAGGCCAGCGATGCCTGACCTCACGCGGGACGAGTGCATGGTCCTTGTCGCCATGGCCGGCGCGGGCCTGGTGGCCACCGGGCTGCTGCTGGTCATGCGGCAGGAACAGATCGATGCGGTGTCGAAGGCCTCGCGCTCGATCACGGCCCACGCCGTGGACAACCCCGGCCATGCGATCAACGCCGCCGCGACGGCGAATCTGGTGAGCGCGCTGGAGAAGCTTGCAAGCTTTGTCCACGTCGGCCCGGAGGAACTTGCGCGCTGCGAAGAAGCCGAGCAGCTGCGGCACTTCTCGCAGGCGCTGGAGCGCGCCGGGCGCGCCCACCAGGTGCTTTCCAACCGCGAGGCCCTGCTCGTTCAGGACGGTCATGAATATCCCGCATGTGCCCTGTTCCGCGGGGGCAGGTGCACGTGCGACCGCTGACAAGGGGAAGCGCCATGCCAGTCAACGTCCCCGCGGCCAACGATCAAGGAGAGGCACGATGACGGAACGGGCGAAGCTAGACGCGATGCTCCACAAGGAGCGCGATGGCACGTTCTCGATGTATTTCTGCCGGGGCGCCGGCAAATGCACGAAGACCCTCGCCGAGCGCAAGAAGCTGTCGCGCAAGCAGCGCGTCTGCGATGACTGCGTTAAGGGTGACGAGAACGAAACGCTCGAACACCTGGTGCAGCGCATGAATCGAGGAGACGCATGATGGCTGACCCGAACGTGACGCTGTGGACGCAGATCCCGCACACGGCCTGGCCGAAGAAGTGCCCGCGCTGCGGCTCCGGCCTGTCGAACACGAGCTACGAGCCTTACTGCTCCGACGCTGACTGCAGGTGGAACGCTGACGGTTCGCCGGTGGCCGTGACGCTCGTTGAGGCCGCGCTGGCGCTTCTGGATCACGCCGCGCCGCGCGGCGAGCCTCAAGCGCTGATCTGGCAGTTCTCCATTCATGGACACGACTGCTGGACGGAGTGCTCCGAGGATTTCGCCCGCAGGGCCATGAAGGAAGACCCCTTCTTGGTGCGCGCATTGCGTGTCGTGCCGATCCCTCCTGGCGCGAAAGGACTTGGCGATGCCCAAGACTGACCCGCTCGACGTGATCGCGGAAATCTGCCACGACCAGCCGCACGACGCGCTATCGCGGATCGCGGACGAGCTCGGCTACACCGAGGGATCGGTAGTCCTCACGCCGAAGGATGCCGCGTTTCTTGGCGCGCGCCTGCGCCGGCTGTTCGCGCACTTCAAGGTCGCGGTGCCCGATGGTGGCGACGACGCGCGCCTGATCGGTCACGCGGCGGCCGGCATCGGCCTGCTGCTCACGGTGCACGCCCATGGCCTGTTGGCGTCTTGCCAGCAGGAGGAATCGCCGCCAGATGCCGATGCATCGATCGAAGACATCAACGCGGCGCGCGATCTGCTTCGGCTCGGCCCGCTGCCTGGAGGCTCCGTATGAAGCTCTACGACCTCGAGGAGCTGCATCGGCAGCAGCGCCGTGACCACGCGATCGAGGCGATCGCGGCCGTATGCGGCCTGGCCGGCGCGTTCCTGCTCGCGTTCCACGGGAAACACGCGGGTTGGGGCTGGTGGGCCTTCCTGGCCAGCAACGTCTCCTGGATCGTCTTCGCCTGCACGCGCCGGCTTTGGTTCCTGCTGCTGCAGCAGGTGGGCTTCACGGCGAGTAGCTTGGTCGGCATCTGGAACTGGATCGGATCGTGATCCTCTTTCGATACGCCTGGGCGGTCTTCCTCGTGATCGTGGTCGGCCACGCGCTCACTGCGTGCCTGGCCACGTCGACGAAGCCTTTTCCAGAGGACGGCTGGGGAACGCTCAGGGGCACGTTGCCGGTCTGGCTGCAGCGGCCATCGGTCTCGATGGACCTGGTCTGGATACGCGGAGCGCTCGGGCCTTCGAAGGTGCAGGACGGGACGTGCGTGATCCGCATGCCCGATGCCGCGGAGGGCGACCTGGACCCCGCCGAACGCCTGGTGCGGGCCTGCATGCGCATCGGCGGCCTGCGACTGCATCAAAAGCTGCCCGCGGGCGCGATTCGCCTGTACTGGCACCAGGCGCCCAACATTGCTGGGGTTGGCCGCATGTACGGCGAGCTGTTCACCGAGCGCTCTGGACCGCCCGAGGGCTTCTACTTCCAGCCGGACCCGGCCGGCCCTTGCCACGTGGTGACGGCGCTTGACGAGCGAGCGCTGGGCCACGAGATCAAGCACTGCTTCGACGGCTATTTCCATTACACCAGCGGGCGCTGGAAGCCGAGGGCGCAATGAAAGTGCGACGCTCTCAGCTATCGCCGATGGAGTGCCGCATCCTGTCGGAGCTGGCCATCCTGCCCTTCGGCGGCGTGAGCTGCAGACAGCTCGCACGCGCCGCGCGCCTGTCGGAGGGCACCCTCTACGTTCTGCTTGGCCGCCTCGCTAACTCCAAGCGCGTGCTCCGCCAGCGCGCACCCCTGATTCGCTGCGGCGGCCAGCAGGTGCTCTACACGATCACTGCCAAAGGCCTCAAGGCGCGCGAACGCTTCGCGCGCGATGTCGGCCTCGTCGCCTGACCCCCTTTTTCCACCACCAACAGGAGAGCCTGTGAACGCTGACCAACGCAACATCCTCGTTCCCGCCGAATACGGAGCGCCCTTCGAGGGCGGCTTCTATGGAGGCCAGATCCGCAGCCATGGCGGCCGCAAGCTGTTCGCGATCGCCTGGGCGCCCAAGGCGCTGGGCGAGGCGAGCGAAATGATCTGGCTTCCGAGCTACAAGGACGTGCCGAACGCCGCGAGCTGCTTCCACAGCATGGACAACACCGTGGCGATGGCCGAGGCCGGCAGCCCGCTCGCGCAGTGGGCCCGCGGCCTGAATATCAACGGGCACACCGACTGGTGTATCCCCGCGCGTGACGTGCTGGAACTCGCGTACCGGCACCTGAAGCCAACCGATTACGAGAACTCGGCCAGCTTCCGCGACGGCGACAACCCGAGCAGCGTGCCAGCGGGGTATCCGTACACGGAACAGGATCCGCAGCAAACGAAGGCCGAGGCCTTCCGGGATGGCGGCCCGGAGGCGTTCGAGACCGCCTGGTACTGGAGCTCCACGCAGTACTCCAGCGGCCTCGCGTGGGGCCAGGGCTTCAGCTACGGCGGCCAGTACTACGACAGCAAGAAGTTCGAGGCGCGAGCCCGCGCCGTCCGCCTGATTCAACTCAATCCTTAAATCCTTCACTCCTTCGAGGGGACCTCCATGCATATCGAGAATGTTCACATCCACCTCGCGCCTGGCCAGGGGCCGAGCGCCACCGAGTTCGCCAAGGTCTTGGGCTTCAGCGCCGAGGGCCGTATCCAGGCCGCCAGTGCGATCGCGACGACGCCGCCCGCCATCGGCCAGCCGTGGCCCGGCATCGACGGCGTCTACGCCGGCCTCTCGCGCGGGGAAAACGGCGAACCCGACGCGCACCTGGTGCTGCTCAACGCGCTGCCCGATCGCGACATGAAGTGGGATGACGCAGACGCGTGGGCGCAAAGCCTCGGCGACGGCGCGCGCCTGCCCAGTCGCTTCGAGAGCGCGCTGCTGTACGCGAACCTGCAGGACAAGGTGGACACGGAACGCTGGCACTGGACGGGTACGCAGTACTCCAGCGGCCACGCGTGGTACCAGTACTTCGACTACGGCGGCCAGGACGGCAGCAGCAAGAAGTTCGAGGCGCGAGCCCGCGCCGTCCGCAGATTGATCCTTTGACCCTTTAGTCCTTCCATGGCCCTGCACCACCAACTGCCCATTCACCGGACCGGAAGCGAGCTGCTCGGTCTTGCCGCCACGATCCACGCGCAGATGCCCCGCGGCTTCAAGCGCACGATCGGCGACAAGATCGTCAGCCACTGCGGCGAAATGCTGGACCTCATGGCGATGGCGAACGCCAGCCGCGGGGAGCAGCGGGCGCAGTACATCGCTCAGATCCTCAAGCACAACCGCGCCGCCACCGTGTGGCTGCGGGTGGGCCTGGATACGCGCACGATCGCCCAGGGTCGGTGGGCGCAGTCGGTGGCGATGCTCGATAGCATCGGCAAGCAGGCCAATGGGTGGCTCTCCAAGACTCGCGAAAAGGCGCCTGCAGCATGACAGCCAAGGCTCCCATGCCCGTGCGTACCTTGAATCTGGTCGCGCCGCTGCCTCACGAGGGCACCGCCATGCGCACAACGGAGACCGGTGCCTGCAGGCACGCCTGGTCCGGCGCAGTTTCCCCGCTGGTCGGCGCGCGCCTCCGGCAGGGCGACGTAGATAGCGCGAACGAACGCAGTACTCCAGCAACAACGCGTGGAACCAGAACTTCAACAACGGCAACCAGAACAACAACAACAAGAAGTTCGAGGCGCGAGCCCGCGCCGTCCGCAGATCCAAGCTTTTCGTTCGAGGCCCTGGTCCAGGCCTACCTGGACTGCCGCAAGAGGAAGCGCAACACCGCAAGCGCCCTCGCGTTCGAGGACCGCCTGGAGGGCAACCTCTGTGCGCTTTACGAGGAGCTGGCCACGGGCGAATACCGCCCTGGCCGCTCCATCTGCTTCGTCATCACGCGGCCCAAGCCGCGCGAGGTCTGGGCAGCAGACTTTCGAGACCGCATCGTCCATCACCTCCTGTACAACCAGGTCGCGCCGCGCTTCCTGGCCAGCTTTGACGCCGGCAGCTGCGCATGCATCCCGGGCCGCGGCACCCTATATGCGGCCAAGCGTCTGGAGGCCGGTGTGCGCAGCGTCACCAAGAACTGGAGCCGCCCGGCACACTACCTGAAGTGCGACCTGGCGAACTTCTTCGTCGCGATCGACAAGCACGTTCTGCACGAGCAGCTCGCGCGCAAGATCCGCGAGCCGTGGTGGCTGTGGCTCGCCGACTTGGTCCTGTTCCACGATCCGCGCGAGAACGTGGAGCTGCGAGGACGCCCCGAACTCCTCGCGCGCGTTCCGCCCCACAAGAGCCTATTCAATGCTCCGGCCGACACCGGCCTGCCGATCGGGAACCTCTCGAGCCAATTCTTCGCGAACGTGCACCTGGACGCCCTGGACCAGTTCTGCAAACACCAGCTGCGCGCGCGCCACTACGTGCGCTACGTCGACGACTTCATCCTGCTTCACCGCGATCCTGTATGGCTGCGTCAGGCCCACGGCCAAGTCCGCGAATTCCTGCCGGCGCGCCTCGGCGCGCGGCTGAACGACTCCAAGACGATCCTGCAGCTGGTTGATCGCGGGATCGACTTCGTAGGCCAGGTGGTTAAACCCTGGCGGCGCACGACGCGACGGCGGACAGTGGCCAATGGCTCCCGGCGGCTGCGGACAATGCCGGCCGCCGAGGTCTTCCAGGCCGGCAACAGCTACCTGGGACTGGTGCGTCAGGCTGATAGATCACATCAGGAGCAGGTCACCGTTGCGCGCGTCCTGCTGCAGCGCGGACACGTGGTCACGGGGGACCTTACCAAGGCATTTAGACGGAGCCTCCCCGGGGGAGCGGCGCTGTTACCGAGGAGCCGCTGATGGTCGCAATGCCCAAGAAGGCCGACGTGGAACTGACCGGTCGCGCACGCGTTCGCGCGGGATGGCGCGGGCGGTTGGTGCTTCAGGTTGAGGTTCGCACAACCATCTATAGCGCATGTCCGCCCATGCCGGGCATAGATCCCCGCGAGTGGCGCGAATTGATGCGCAGCGAAGGCGCGCAGCGTCTGAACTGGCGCGACGCCGGCTGGGACGACATGTACTCGCTTCACGCGCTCGAACTCGTGCCGGCCGGCGCGATCGAGCCGCCCCAGCCGTGGCCTCGCACCCCGAACGTGAACCCGCGGCCTGGCCATCCCGCACCGCCGGCGACGCCGAAGCCGCCGCCAATGGCCGACACCACCTACGACTGCGACGAGCACTTCTACGACGGCTGTCCGAACTGCGGGCGCGGCAAGCGCAAGGCTGGCAAATGACCATCCAGGAAGTCCAACCCCGCTTCGTCCGGCTCCTCAACGCCCCGGGCTACCTTGGCATGGACAAGAACAAATTCGAGGCCGAGGTGCGGCCTTACCTGACGGAGATCCCGCTGGGGCCGCACAGCATCGCGTTCGATCGCCTGGAGCTGGACGCCTGGGCAGAGGCGTATAAAGCATCCCGTGGACGCCCGGGCTCGCGACAGGCAAAAGGAGAGAAACCATGCGAACTCGGACAAGGGGAATCCAGCTTGCCCCCGACGGCAGCAGGACCCTCGACCAGGGCTACAAAGGGCGCCGCATCTTCGAGCGGCTCGGCAAGGTCTCACAGGCGGACGCGGAAGCAGCTCTCATCGAGCGACGAGCCGCGATCGACCGCGAGATCGAGCGCGAGTGTCGAAGCGGTGCTGAGCGCCTGTGGGCAGATGGCGCGCGGAAATACCTGATCGAATGCCAGCAGCGCAAGGTGCGCACGCTGGAGCTGATCGCGTATCACGTATCGCTTCTGCTGCCGTACATCGGAAGCCAGCCCATGGGCGACGTGTGCAACGACAGCCTCGAGGAGTTCAAGCTCGATCGGCAGGACGAGGGCGTGAAGAACGCCACCATCAACCGGTCGCTCGAGGTGGTCCGCACGGTGATGAACCGGGCGGCACGCGTGTGGCGCGATGGACGCAAGCCCTGGTTGTCGGCACCGCCGCTGATCGAAATGCTGGACGAGGCTGCGCAAAAGCGCGAGCCGTACCCGCTCTCGTGGGCCGAGCAGGCGCAGCTGCTGCAGCACTTGCCTTGGATCAACGCGGAGGCGCTGGTGTTCGCCCTGAACACCGGCGCACGCGACGAGAACGTGTGCGGCCTGCGCTGGGAATGGGAAGTGCCCGTGCCCGAGTTGAAGCGCAGCGTGTTCGTGATCCCGCCAGAGCATTACAAGACCAACAGGAAGCACGTGTTGATCCTCAACGACGCGGCCTGGAACATCGTGCAGCGGCAGCGTGGCCGGCACCCGGACTTCGTGTTCGTGTACCGCCGCGAGCGCACGGTGAACGTCGACCAGGCGCCCGCGATGGAGTACCACCGCGTGGGCACCCAGAACAACACGGCCTTCCAGGCGGCCCGCACGGCCGCCAAGCTGGCCAGGTTCCGGATCCACGACGCGCGGCACACCTTCGGGCAACGCCTGCGCGATGCCGGCGTGAGCGAGGAAGATCGGGCGCTGCTTCTTGGACACGCGATCGAGGGCATGCCGCAGCATTACGCAGCGGCCACGGTGGCGCGCCTGGTCGACGCGGCGAACAGCGTGTCTAGGACGCGGGATCGCATTACGCTGCAGAAGGTGGCGAACGGGTAGGAGAGGCGATGAAGCACCAGGTTAGAGAACTCGAAGGCTCGCTGCTGGATGCAGCAGTGGCAAAGGCCGAAGGGCTGCGGTTTCGCGTCCTCGAAGAGGCGGAATCGCCGCTCGGGCGACGCCTCACCGTCGCATGGCCCCCTCACCATCAGATGACACTGTCGTCTGCGGAGGAGTTCGAGCCGTCATCGGACTGGGGGGCTGGCGGCCCGATCATCGAGCGGGAGGGGATCAGCGTTTCTCCCTGGTATGAGCCGGACCGATGGGTGGCCAACGTCCGTCCGCGGCAGGCGTTCGGCGTGACGGAGGGCGACGACGGCTACGGCGAGGGGCAGACACCGCTGATCGCCGCCATGCGCGCCTACGTCGCCAGCAAATTCGGTGAGGAAGTGGAGCTGCCCTGAGAGGCGGCGCGCAAGAAAAGTCACGCAAAAAGTCACGCAGAAAGAAAAACGGGCTAGACGCCTTTGCATCTAACCCGTTGATCTAGAACCGAAATTCTGGCGCGGCTGGCAGGATTCGAACCCACGACCCCTTGGTTCGTAGCCTGCTCAAGCTCAAATGGGGTCATTAAAATCAATGAGTTACGAGCGTCCACTCGAATTCAAGTTGCTGTAGAGCACCTCTGGGTGCATCCAGCAGTCACGCAAAACTCACGCAGCCAAAGGCTCTGCACGCCGCGGACCGCACATGGAGGAGGTGATGCGCGTCACTGGCCGCCACCTCGAACTGGCGCACACTAGTTCCAGCCCGTCGCTCCTCCCCCTCTTCTTCTCTCGGCGGGCTCGGCCCGCCCACTGCGCGGGCCGTTTCGCGAAAAAGAACCCTCGCGGACCGCAGACCGCGAGGGTTCGAACACGCCGGGCGGAGAAACCTGTTAAGGAGCCCGGCGCGGCAACCGCGGGTCGGCCGACCCGCAGATCTCAGACTTCCGTGCGCGGGCTCGAAGCCGGCGCATGGGGCCGCGGAGCCGTCGTGCCGGGCGACTCGCCATGCTGCGCGCAGATATCGGGAGGAAGCTGGAGCGTGAATAGGCCAGGCTCGCTCATGATGATCCTGATCCCGACCGGCTTGCCGTCGCGGCAGAAGATCTGCGCAGGAACGGGCGTGAGGCCTTCGGGCGCCTGGTCGTCGGCCAGGCAGCTGCTCGCGGCGGCTGCCATCGCGGCGATCGCGAGCAAGGCGGTGATGGTGTTACGCATGGTTGGCCCTCCTTCAGGTGAGATTGCGCGCGGGATAGATCGGCAGCGGCACCGTCCTTCCGGCCAGCCGGTGGCCGCAGTCCGCCAGGAACGTGATCTGGCCGTCGGTGATGGAGTAGCGGCAGACGGCCCCAGCCGCGGTCGTCTGGAACTCGGGCCAGAAGGTCGGCCTGGCCATGTTGTCGTTCCACTCCCATCGCAGCCGCTGTGGGTGCGTGGAAGCCTGCAGGTGGATCTCGTGTGGACGGTCGCACGCCGGACACCAGTGCAGGAGCACCCCCAGCTGCTGTAGCCGCAGATGGGGGCCGAGCCCGGTGGTCACGGCGCGCCTGCGATCGGGACCTGGTCGGCACCCGGCGCGCCGGTGGCGTGAATCCAGCTCATTGCGGTATCGAGTCGCAGCTGGAGATCTCCGCGATCCCGGTCAGCACGGTCTGCCAGCACCTGATACGCGCTGACGCAGGCTCCGAATACCGAGCGGGCGCGGATGGCGTCGTCGCGCTGCTTCGCAAACTCGCTGGGACAGGAGGCAGCGTCGGGGACACCGATGGCTCGGGCAGACCGGTCGAGGGCGGCGAGGGTGTCGCGCACGCCGCCAGCAGCGGAAGCAGCACGGCGAGCAGCAGCAGCTTGCTGCTCGGCCCGCGCCTTGGCCGTTTGCATTGCATGGAGTTCTCCTTCGGCCGCGGAGGCGGCCATGTGCGCGCCCTCGGCGCGGGCGGCTTCGACCTTCGCGAGTGTGGCGGCGTCGCGCTTCTTGATGTCCTCGTTCCACCGCGCCTGCACCCGCGCAGCGCCGGCGGTGTCGCCTTCCTTGAAGACGCTCGCGCGCCAGGCCTCGTAGCCGTGCACGATCCCGAACACGAGGGCCGCGGCCGCCGCGATCAGCAGGAGCGCGGTGACGATCTTTCCGGTCAGCGTGGTGGGCATGACAGCGGCTCCAGGATGTGCGCGGGCAGATCGGGCAGCGGCTGCACGGTGCCGGCGAGCGCGTGCGTGCAGTCCGAGAGGAAGATGACTTCGCCGGGCTGGGCACCGTTGCAGCCGACGAAGGTGTGGCAGACGCGGTGCTCCTGGTGTTGCTCCCACGGTTGCGCCCGCCACTGCTCCAGGTTCTCCCGCGTGACCGGAGGCACCCACGTATCCCGCTGGCACAGCACGCTGGGCGAGAACACCGGGCGCTCGGCGTCGCCGTTCCACGACCAGTTCGCATTCAGCTGGCCGCCGAACACGTAGACGCCGTGGAGCTCCTTGCAGCCCTGGCACCAATACTGCAAGAGCGCCCGGACGCGGCCCTCCTCTTCCGGGTAGTCGCGGCGCAGGAGCTTGCGCGAGATGAGCCGGGCCTCGGACACGATCAGGCCTCCGGCCGGTGCACGAGCTCGAGGTGGTCGCACTGGCTGTAGTCGATCTTCAGGCCCACCAGCGCGCGATCGGCGATGCGGTCGGCGTTCTCGGCCTCCACGTGCGGCAGGGAGTAACCCTCGCTGGTGAACACGCCGGTGATGTATGGCGAGCCCTTGTCTTCCGGCCCGTTCGTGCCCGGCGCGCGGTACGTGGGCTGCGTGTCGGCCGGCAGCACGCGCACGAGCGCCACGCGGCAGTTGCAGGAGCTGGACCCGGGCGTGATGCCCAGCATGACGCCGACGATGACGCCCTTGGTGTTGTAGACCGTGCCCTTGACCAGGTCGCCGGCCTTCGCTTCGGTTCCGTCCTTGTAGTGCATAGCTCCGCTCCTTCGCGGTGGTGGAAAAATCGGGGATTTGCCCGGCGGCCAGGCCAGCGCAGCGTTTCCTGGTGCCCCGAGGTGACGCAGGATCACGATGAGCCGTCCTCGATCCAGGCGACGAACAGCTGCGTGCGGCCCAGCATCACGGCGGCCACATACTCGTGCCGGCCGTCGTGGATCTCGAACACGTCGCCGTCCCATCGACCGTTGGGGCACGGCCAGGCGCTCCCGGAGCCCAGCTGCAGCAGCTTCTGGTAGGCGGTGGCCACGTCACCGACAGCCATGCGATCGCGGCATGCCAGACGGCACTTGAACAGGTCGACATACCCTGTCTTCACCACTTGGCCGGGAGAGACCAGCATGGAGCGGTCGGCGGCGATCGCGACGGCTTCCATGGGCTCAGACCAGGCCGCGGTACTTAGGCGCGCGCCGGCGCACGTCCGCCACGTGGAAGCGGTTGATGTCGCACGCCGATCGGGTGCCGTACAGGGCGGCGTGGCTCTTCGTGCAGTGCAGCTCGACGTTCCCGAACCACTTATGGGGATCGCACCCGCGGGACGCACCGCAAGCGCGCCGGTCGTTCTGCACGCCCGCGGCCCCGCCGTTGTATGCGGCATCGGCGAAATACAGCGCCTCCATGGGCTTGTCCGGCACCAGGCGCATGAAGAACATCCAGTTGTCGCGCAGCTGCAGGGTGACAGCCGTCAGCTGCAGGTCCGGCCGCTGGAAGACGTTCTCCCAGGTCCACTCGCGCAGCGCAGGGTGTCGGTCGCGCAGATCCGCCAGCGCATCGAAGCGCACCGAACCGTCCGGCCGGTAGGCCCGCGTGATCTGGCCCAGGCCGGCGCCCTCTTCCCGCGCCGTCTTCAGCCGGCTCAGGGGATTCCAGCACTTGCGCGGCATCGTGAAGCACCCGCTTTCGTGCTCCACCAGCGCGGCCAGCCATTCGGGCCGCGGCGCATTGGCCCAGTTCGTCGCCTGCGCCTGGTGCAGCAGCGGCAGGTACTGGCGCGCGCGATCGGGGATGCGGGTGTCAAGATCGGCTGCGCGTGCGTTGCCCACGAACGCCCACACCAGGGTGAAGAAGATGATGGCGTGCGCAATCAGCGCGAGGCCGGCGCCAGTCGGGCCGTTGCCCGCCATGCGGAATAGCGTTTGCCGGTCCGCCTCCGGGTAGTCGAAGATCCCCTTGTGCCACCAGTGGGCCAGCGCGATCGCCGCGCAGACCGACAGCACGCGCAGCGACCACATTTCGGTGGATACGCCGTGGTCCGGGTCGCGGAACAGGAACCAAGCCATCACGAAGAACGGCAACAGCCAGATGAAGGCGAAGCGCCTGCGAAAGATTGGATGCATGGTGAGTCGGTCTCCTCTCAGTTGTGATCACGTTCGTGTTCGAGCTTTTCCACCCTGAACGAAAGAACCGCCTGGTCGCGCGCGAGCTGGATGGTCGTGGCGTTGTTGGAGCGAACGTCGACGGTCAGCTGTTCGAGCGTCTTGGATACATCGCGCAACTGGAAGTACATGCCGATCAAGCCCCAGAGGACGGCTGCGGCGCAGCCCAGGAGCCAAGGCAGCGAGATCGTCAGGTCGAAGCCGACGCGCGGAAGCTTGATTGCGCGGCGCTCGTTGTCGGAGTGGATGGGCGGCGTCACGGTGCTTCCCTTCTTTGTTGGCAATCCCTCCAGGCGCTTGCTCTCCTCCAGCGCCTGTCGAAGATCGCGTTCGGCCGGAGTCATCAGATTTCCTCGACGAGCGTTTCCAGCACGTCCTGCGGGCTGTACGTCTCGGGGTCCGGCAGGCCTGCCATCCAGGCGACCTCGTCGCTGCAAAAGCGCTGCGTGGCGTCGCGGCGAGGAAGCCACCGCAGCAGCGGGCACACTCGCAGCATGCTCACCCAGCTGTAATGCTTGCCCTCGTCGGCCTTGAAGCGGCGCAGCGCGTGCGCCTCGTCGATCTCCACCGGGAAGAGATCCCAGTGGCCGGAGGTCTCCAGGTCATCGATCACCTTGGCGCGCACGCCGCCATCTCGAAAGCTCGAGGAGTAGCAGGTGCCGTCGATCTCCAGCTCGCAGTGGCTGTAGCGGCTCAGGGTGAGGATGCATACCGCCCAATGCCCGAGGGTGTTCCTCAGGCCCCTGGCCGGTCCGCGGTACATGGCAAGGAGAGCCATGATCAGGCCAGGCTGTCGGCGTAGACGAACAGGTCATCCAGCGGCTTCGGATCGACAGCTGGGTCGGTGATGCCAATCGCGACGGCCATCTGAATCAGGCTGGGACGCTGGCGATCAAAGTCCTGGGAGTTGTCCCATTCGTTCTGCATCGTCGCTTTCTGCTGGGGATCCGTGATCGCGTCGATCGCAGGCTGCACTTTGTCGAAATAGCGCACTCCGTTCGCGTCAGTCTTGTCGATCAGCGCCTGGATGCCTTTGCGACGAGGCACCGACTGCGGAACGCCGTTGATGATCACCGGCGCCGGCAACGCCCCGTACTTCGCCAGCCAGCCCTTGCATAGTTCTCCGTTCTGGAACTGCACGAAGGAGACGTCATCGTTGATCAGGGCCGGATTGGGCAGCGTCTGCCCCGGGGGCAACTGGTTGCCGTTCGCGTCGACCGTGACCGTCGCAGACAGCGTCGCGTTGTACGCTTTCCGGGCCGCGCCCACGCTCGGAACGAAGGCATCGTTGATGGTGATCAGCACTTGCACGGTCCTCTCCTCTCGTTGTGTTCAGCGTTTCTTCCGGATCTGGACGGACTTGCCGCGGGTGTTGAAAAGCGGGTACTTCAGCGGATCGAGCTTTTCCATCAGGCCCACGAACCCGAAGCGCTGGCACGCGGCGAGGTCGTCAGGGTCGCTCAGGTACAGCACTTCGGAGGACAGGCCACCGCTGCCGTCCATTTCGTGCAGGATCGCGCCCTCGTCGGGTGTGAGATACGGCAAGTCGAAGATGACCTCACGCAGCTTGGGCAGCACGTTGAACACCTTGCGGCGGTTCTGCGTTTCCACGAAGGTGGTGGCGGAGTCGTCCCAGCCGTCGGTCAGGCCAAAGCTCGCGTTGATGCCAGGCTGCAGCGAGAGCTTGCCCATGAACAGGCGCCCGCACTCGATGGGCGTCGCGCCGTCGGTCTTGTCCGGGTCATAGATGCCCACGCGCACCCACTCCACCGCACGAGAGGAGAAGGTGCGGATCACGTCGTAGTCGTAGCCCCAGGTGCTGGAGACATCACCATTGAGGGACATCTGCATCGCATCGCCCCAGCCGCTCTCGTAATCGATGACGCTCGGGCCGCTCGTGGTGAGGGCCTGCAGGTCGGCGTCACTCTTGCCGGTGGGCCAGAGGGTCACGCGGCGCAGGTAGGCCGTGGTCTGCGAGTTGAACATCAGGTTGATCGCGGTGATCGATGGCACGAACGAGATCGTGTCCGACCCCACCGTCGCCGCGTTTTTCACCCCGTTCAAGTAGAACGACCAGTCGCCAGATCGATACCGGAAGGCCTGCCTTTGTGTGCTGCCCAACGTGAAGTTCGTGATGGTGCCCCTGCGCTGAAGGACGCCGCTGGAATACACCTCGCAGTAGGCAGCGCCCAATCCACCGCCGCTGTATTCCATGTACGAGACAACGTACGAATTACTCCCGTTGCTCATTTGGATATAGGTGCCCTCGCGCGCCTGATCGGGGTTGATTTCGTCGACTGCACCCTCGTGATACAGAGTTCCTTCCGACGCATTTGCTGCGTAGGGCACCCAGGTAGTGGGCTCGACGGCGGCCGTCTGCGCCGAGCGTGTGACGGCCGCTGTCGTCGTCGGGATGTACGTGGTGACGAAGTTCGCTTCGTCCTGATGGCCCCACGCCACGATTGTGGAGGTCGTGGTGAAGTTGGTCAGGCCAGTTCGATGGGTTACGTTCAGAGAATCGGTGCCTAGTCCGATTACGTAGGCTCGGAACCATCCCCCGCCCAAATCTTTGACGCCGGCCTGAATGGGCGTGATGACTGTGATCGATTGCGCCGAAAGGAATGCGCCTGTACTCGGATTGAAGCGACAAGAACAGGCTTGAGAGACGCCCCCGTTGTACCACTGGACATATAAATCAGCCTGCACACAGGTACTAGACGGCGCGTAAAAAACGAAGCTCGCCGCTCTTCTCGTGGTGCCACCAAGGGCCATGTCCTGAGCGATAAAGCCGGCCGCCGTGACGTTGAGCGTATCCATCGTCACCGTGCCATCAGGTGCAGCCGCAGTGTTTCCCGTCACCGTGACAGCGCTCTTTACCCACGCCGCATTCGTATAGTCCGCGGACTGCAGGCAATTGTTCGTAGAGCTCACCTCGCTGATAACTCCGATCCGCTGATACCGGCGCTGGCTGGTGGTCTTGCGGTACTTGCCGTTGGACGCGCCGCGGCGAAGCTGGAGCCTGCGGACTTGGAACACCCCGCCGCCGCCTGTCTTGTAGATGCCTCCGTGGCCCAGGCTGGGCGATCCGGTGGTGCTGTGGCATGCGAGAGAGGCGGAGAACCACTGCCACTGCGTGGTTGCAGTGAGCGTGGAGCTGAAGCTCGGGGAAGCCGAGTCGTCGGAGACCTTCAGCATGAACGTCGGGTCACCGCTCACCAGCCGGACCTGCGCCCGGACCTCGTAGGCGTCCGCGTACATGAAGCCTGGCACCTGGTACAGCTGCGATCCGATCTCGGTGATCGTGATGTCGTCGAAGGTGCCGGTCTGGCCGTTGACACCGCTGCCAACCCCGATGCACACCCACATGTTCGATTGGGTGGCAGTGAACGTGCCGGATTGATTTATTCCAGCGCCGCTCGTCAAATTGACGGTGTTGATGGCTGCGAAGTTATTCGAGTTGTTAACTCGCACCGTACCCTGCCCGGTGCCGCCCAACTTCGCAGAAACGAAATATCGCTTCCCGGGCGTGACCGTAATCGGCTGCGAATAAGTGACTCGATTGCTGACGTCCGTTAGGGTGAGCACACCGCCGCTGACGGATGCCGTCCCGAAGTTGTCGAGGACGTTCCACCCCGAGATCGTGCCGGTATCGAAGCTTCCGTTCGTCACCCTCTCGGTGGGATCGCCGGCGCCTACCTCGAAGGCCACCGTGACGCCGTCGCTGTACTTCTTCGCGAGCGCAACCAGCCAATCGGCCTGCGTCAGGTCTTCAGAGTACTTGAACCCGTTGTCATGGAAGCGGCGGTC